AATGTCATTGGTTGCTGGAGTTTTGGCCACTGCAGTTTTGAGTTCTCCAAAAAAGTATCTTTTTCTACGATGATTCTTGGTGGTGGCTGCCACATAATGATTGATAGTCTTGGTCTCTATGCCTGCATATATCAACATGCTCAATTGTTTCTGTATGCCGAACTGTAAGTCGTTGGGTCTATAGATACTGGAAGGAGTGAATATTTCTGGATTGCCTACCAGTCCCAAATACAACACACGCTGTGTTTGTTTCAGCAAGGGTCTCACAAAAAGATTGCTGTACAACAAGTCACTGGTGGCTGTGACAGACAATCTAAATGTTTTTGTTGTGGCACTGTATCCAAATTGATCTCTTGCCTCCACAGTAAATTCAAACAATCTGTCTATGCTGGTGTCATTGTTATCCAACGTGAAATTTCTACTGTCAAACACAGTCAATCCTAATAAATTTCCCTGCACAAACTGTCTTACTTTGCCAATAATTTCTCCATCCAAAGCCAACACCAAACCATTAGGCAATGATCCTGCAGTGACCACATATCTCAGTTTGGCATTAGGCACAGTGGTCACAGCCTGCACAGCCAGCGTGCTGATAAAATTAGCATTGATCACTCCTAGATTTTCTTCTGTGTTGAATGTGATCACACTGTCTACTTCGCCCAGTATTTTTACTTCAAATGTTTTGTCTTTGATTGCTAGAGTTTCGTTGCTGGGTCCAAATCTTGTGGCTCTAATTGTAAATTTGTATGATTTGGTCACTGCTGGTTGATAGGGCACTCTGCCAGCCACTTCACCAGAAGTGCTGTCTAGAGCAGTGCCTGGTGGCAGGATGCTTGGGCTGCTGTCATCATTGGTGGGTCTCTGTGTGTAGGCCACAAAACCAGTCAATTTGTTGGGATCATACAATTCCAGATATAATGTCAAATAGTTGTTGGCTCTTCTATATCCTAGATCTCTTGGAGTCAACCATTGTGGTGTGCGAATGTATGTGCCGTCTGACGTGAAAACTCCACTGCCTACCTGCAGTATGGTGTTGTCTGCACGTAAAAAATCATCACCCACCACAAATATTCTAAATGTTCTCTTGGTGATTGTGTCACCATCACTCACGCTCACTGTGAATTCATAATATCTGTTTAATTTTCTAGGACTGCGTGTGGGAATAGAAAAGTCATAGAAATCCACATCATAGTAAAAACTGGAAAATCCATTGGCACTGCGCAAACCAAAATCATAGGGAAAATCACCATAACTGCTGGTGTCATAGGCTCCTGTGGAGGCAGTGGCATCCAGTGCTAATATGGGATCAATCACACCTGTGAGCTTGCCTGTTTTGGTCAATCTGATGCCGGGTGGCAGAGTGCCATCTCCTCTAGCAATATAATATTCTAATTCATCGCCTGCTGATAGATCTGTGTCTGTGGCTTCCAATTGATAATCCACAAAAGAACTGTCCAAAATAAAAAGATTATTGTTCACTCCCAGAGGCAAATCACCTGCTGGTGTGAGCCACACTGGTGCATCAGGACCTGACACTGTGATTGTGTAGGTTCTGTCCTGTATCAGCCCCGACAATGAAGCTCGCAACACAAATCTGCTTTGAGTAGTTCTAGGCACCTCCAGTGTGGTGCCCACTATGGCATAATTCTGCAGTCTAAGTCCGTTGGGCAGTGCACCTGCTATGAGGCTCACTGTGGCAGTGTTGTCCACTGGCAAATTGATAGATGTGATGGTTCTTTCTGGCAGAGTGCCAAGAGAATATCCAGTAGGTTGACTCCACAGATTGCTCATATGCAGTATTTATCAGTGGTTTAGATAGCGCCCTGATCAAGATTGTCGTTGTTGGCTGCTAGGAAGGTGCCCATATCTATGGGGTTTTGATAGAAGAAATAATCCAATAGATTTTGTATGGTTTCATTGCCTGCTGCGTCCAATGTGATTTCTCCCATGTCAAAGCCAATCAATGAATTTCTGTCACGCACATCTATGCCATAGATCAAAGACTGCACATTCTGACCCTGCAGCACATCCACTCCCACAATGTCATTGCCATCTGCTGTGAGTGTGGCGCTGAGTGTGGGTGTGCTTTCATTGCTCAACAGTGATTCTATCTGCACAGTGGTACCGTTGGACAGCACTGTGGTCTCTGTGCCACCTGTGCCAAACAATTCCAACACGCCTGTGCTGCCAATAGTGATGTTAGGTCCTGCGTCTCCAAACACTAGTATGCTGACCACTCCACTGCTGTTGATTGTGATTTTGTCATTGCTGCTGCTGAACGACACATTTGTGCCTGCTTCCAACACTTTAAATTGTAATTCATTCACATTTTTGGTGAAAAATAAACCTTTGCGTGAAGCACTGTCAGCCAAACGATTGATCACTGTGGTGGCTTCTGGTGTTTGTGCTGCCAGTTCAGTAAAATTACTGTTGACTTTGATAAACGCTTCGCGTAGATCATCACCAGTGCCATCATTGGCAATAATACCTACATTAATGTTTTGAATAGCCATATATAAACTTTTTTATTTACACATATTTATCAGTAGTATAAATTAAAAACTTGTTAGAGCAATACGTTTCCAAATTGCTCCGGATCCGTCATAATTCTTAAAACACACATAAAGATAAGATGCGTCTACAGCCAGCATGCCTTTGACGTCACCTGTTTTTCCAGCACTGGAGGCTGGCACATCCTGCACGTACAATTCTGTAAAGTTTGCATTGATCTTAGTGAATGCTGTGCGTAATGGATCACCATCACCTTTGTTTGCACTGCTGCCTATGTTCACTGTTAATTTTGCCATTTATCTGCCTATCGCTATTTCAATTATGCCCACTTGGTCTGAATCATAATGCTCCAAACTCTTACCTATCACAGTGCCCAACTGAGCTGTGCCTTTGATGGCTTGAGCCACTCCAGGTGTGTGGCTGGTGGTCAGCATGTCACCTTTGTTGATTTTGCCTACAACTTTGCAAGGCACTCGACCCTGCAGAGCCACTGCCACCACTGCACAAGGTGCAGTCATTTGCAATTCTTCATTCATCAAAAATGCTGGCTTGGTGCTGACCACTCCGGCCAATTTGTGATTGGCTTCACCCGTACTGATGGTCACTTCTCTATCACCACCAAACATCACCACTGTGCCTGCGTCATACTGCACATCTGCAGTGTAATTTTCTGCCAAGTCAGCGTAGAGTGCATTGGTTGCTGTGCCGTGGAAGGTGGTGGCAAATATGGTTTTATATTTGTAGGTGGAATTTCCAATGGTGTAGGAGTCAGTGGCATCTGGATACACTCCAGGTGTTACTATGGTAGAATCATCTGCATCTCCTGCAAATATGAAAGGCACTGCACCACCCAACACAATGCTGACTTTGCCTGCTCCTGCAAATGTGCCACCAGCTGCGCCCAATGCAATACCTGTGCCTCCAGACTCCACTGTGTCAGTTTCAATGAATCTTGTGAAAAGATGTGGTGTGGTGATGCCCTTGCCTTCGTTGACCCCTGTGGCCTGTAGAGTGTCCGCAGTGGGAGAGTTGGGCAGTGTGTTGCCACCAAAATTAAATTTTCTTCCTGTGAATGTCAGCGTGGTATTTGTGACAGTGTTGCCCACCACAGTCAAGAAATCAATACCACCTCTTGTGGTGAATATGTTTGTGTTTGTGCCTGTGTTGGCATCCAATAATTTGCTGCCATCCACATACAGTGAACCTACATCCACATTGCCTGCACCATCAGATTTTATCAAACTGTTCACTTCTGCTGATGTGGTCACATTGCTGAAAGCATATGCATAAGGTGAAGTGCCTGTTCTTATGAGAACATTGCCTGGATCTGTGGGTGCTGCTGTGACTTCTGTGGCAAATTCTGTGTCCTGCAGTGCACCGCCAAAGTTCAATATGTCAGCATAGCCAACAATTGCAGGTGAACCAGATCCTGCTGTGTTCTTACCAAATGTTTGATATTGACTGATGTTGGGTAAATCTGCCAAATCAACACCACCACTGGCCAGCGACACCCAACCATTGGTCACTGTGAAATCTCCGCTGTCAAATGCAGCCAGTCCTAAATCTGCTTGGCTGATTCCCACAGCATTGACTCGAGTGGTAGCAGCCTGCATGGCTAATTTGCTCTGCGCTATGGCTGCAGCAGAATTTACGTCAGCATTCAGTATGCTGCCGGCCACTATTTGTATGTTAAGGTTGGTTTGTGCTGTGGTGCGTGTGGCAGTGAGAGTGATGTCTGACGCAGGATCAGCCACAGCGTTGGCTATTTCATTCATAGGTCCATCTATGACCTGTGCAGATACTCCGCCTCCTGTGCTGACCGAATCTGCTGTGGTGAAATCAGGTCCTGATATCAGCTGATAGGTCACTCTTCTAGCAGCAGTGCCTGCCGGCAGTGTCACTGCATCATAGTCCACGATGGTGGCTGTGCTACCTGTGACCGAACCAGTGAGTGTGTTGCCCACAGCAAATGTGCCACCGGATTCAGGGTTGGTAAAAATTCTTTTTCTGCCATTGAATATCAAAATTTGACTGGCTGCAAAACCAGCAATGTCCACATTTCTTATATCTTCAAGTTGATCGGTACTTCCCAGTTGCACATCCACATAGGTTTTTGTGGCAGCATCCAAAGCGGACACCGGTGCTCCCAGTGTGGTCAATCTAAAACCACCTGCTGATATGTTGCCTGTGAATGATGTGCTGCCGTCTCTGGCCAGTGCTCCTGGTCCAATTGGATTCACTACCAGTGTTCCAGCGTTGGTGTAGTGCAGTCTGCGATCCACATAGCCTCTCACAGCTGATTCTGTTGGCACTGTGTCAGAAGCATTGTCAGTCATTGCAGAATCTGTGGAAAATTCTGCTGCAACCACACCTCGTTTGAAGCCTAATCCATCCAAATTACTCAATGCAATGCTGGCACTAAATGTAACTGAACCTGTGCCTTGGTCCACAGTGAAAAATCTTCCCACTCTGAACACACCATCTTGGTCAGTGCTCACATAGAATGCTCTACCTTTGCCTCGTTCTTGCACTTCATTTTCTTGTGTAGGTGTGGAAGCGGGATCACCAAAAACACTGTTGGGATAATTGCTGTCATTGAAGCTGCCTGAACCTATGTCTAAAAAGTCATGTCCTGTGGCTCTACAAGTGGAAATTTTCACAGTGATATTGGCATTAGAATTGGCCAACAGTCCGCAACGCAGTACTATGTTTTCTGTGCCTGCTCCCCTTACCAAGGGTGAATGTATGCCCACCACTGCGCTGGAAGTGTTGATACTGGTGAGGTCGGCTATTTGCACAGTGGCAAAAGTGCCTCTATCAATGTAGTTGATCACTCTGTGTGTTTTACCATCCCAACCAAAACTCATATTGCCTGTGTTCAATCTGGTGATGTCCGCAGCTTCTGTGATTAATTCTATGGCAATCACGTCATCACCTGCTGTGGCTCCCATGGTGGTTCCACCTGCACCTGCAAAAGTGCTCAACACAGCAGACGCTGGTCTAATCTGCAATCTTACCACATCAAAAGCAGTGTCAAAAGTGGTAATCACGTTGTTGGCAGGCAGAGCTGTGCCAATTGAATTGGTTATGTTGAAAGCAGTGGTTCGATACACTGTGTCATTGTTGTCGTTGTAGAACACTAAAGCCGTGCTGGGTCTGGTAGGTGAAACATCAATAACGCCACTGAAACGATGCGCCTGACTGGCTCTGATGGTCACTTGTTGTAGATTGTACAAATCATCCTGCAGTCCACCAGTTGCAGTGTTATTGGACCCTGCTGTGCTGAGATTTAATTTGTACACTGTGCCACTTCTAGTGACACTGGCACCGGTCACTGTGATAGGAGTGGCTTCAATATTATTGATTTCATATCTAGTTACCCCAAGCGACACAGATGAATCCAAAGGATCATGGTCTATTTCCAATTCGGATCTATTGAATGGTATGTATTCTAAATCATACACATACACAGTGAGTCCAGCTGCAGGGTTCACATATGTGGTTCCGTTGTCATAAACCTTGCCCACTTGCACCATGTTCTCCACCAGCAGCACTTCATCCGGCAATTCCAAAGGATCTGAGCCTTCTGATACCAATCCGTAAACACCGTTAGCGTTTGATCCATTGAGAGAACGTATCTGTGCTCCATTCAATGCATAGTAAGCAGTGTAACAGTAGTAGGTAAACATGCTGACTTGTTCTGACAGTGCACCATTGGTGGCCAACAGTCCATATCCCATGTCGTTGACCTGAGTGAAATCGTTGCTCAGCAGTGATTTATTACCTGCGGTTTGTAGAACTATTGGGAAAGGATCTGGACTGGTAGCTGTGAATCCTAAACCGCTGTTGCTGGCAGCATTCAACAACAGTGTGGCTGTGCCTGCTGGGCCGTCATAATCTTTGATAGCATCCACTTGGAATCTTGCACCAGATATAAAAAATGCTGTGGGTGTGAGTGGTTTTCTTATGAATAGTCCTTCGTCAGGATCACTGTACACTGCCAATTCGAATGGTCCAACACTGCCTGCGATGTCCACATTCATGGTCATATTGCCGCAGCCACCATCCACAAACATACCACCTCTGAATGCTTGTGCATTGGTGCTGGCAGAGAAACTGGCTCCCGTTTGAATGTATGGTGATTTGTTTAAAACTTGTGATTCAGGATCCAGCACACACATGAATCCACCGTGACTTTGACCTGTGATATTTCTCAATATGGTGGCTTCCCCCATCATGAACATATCCATCTCCCTGTTGTCAAGTGGTGGATTGTATGATGCATTGAAAGCATACACGATAGAAGTCATTGCATTGGTCACAATATTTTTCACTGTGATTGATGCACTGGCTATCACACTGGCGTTGATATAGGTGGCAATGTAAGTGATACCTTGTTGTTGTTGTGCTGAAAGAGCTACTCCAAGGAAATTACCTTGCTGTTCTAAAATTTGTTCTCTTCCTCCGCGTTTGAGATCCAGGTGTAGAGCATCCACAATCAGACCTGTGTAACGTCTAGTTTCAGCTTCATCTGCAGCATTGAGTAGACCGGGACTCAATAAAGAATTCACATAGGTGATCACTGCGTTCTGTACGGCCAACTTGGCATCTAGAATGGTTTCTGCAAAGGTATCATAATTACCCGCGTTCACATAACTGGGACCAATGTCGAGAGTGTCAGTAGGATCCTGCAAATAATGTCTGCCAAAGTTGGTGGATGTCACTGTCAAACCGTCTATCACAGTGTCTCGATAGAAGAATGTGCTTGCCCAATATGATTGACTCAATCTTGGTTTAGGTCTTACCAACACTCTTCTGAACTCATCACCTTTGATGCTGACTCCAGTGGGCACTTTGATAGGTAAATCTTCTAGATATGTTCCGCTTTCCACTCTAATAGTGATGTTGGCACGTTTGAATGGTGATGCAAATTCTAAACCTTCACCCACAGAAAACTCCAGCGGCTCCAACAGTATCACTGTCAAAGTATCCACTGCAGCACCTGCTGAAACAGTCACAATTCTACCTATGGCACCACTCACCTTGCCTCGCACTATTTTGCCAGGTATAAGATCTTGATTGTTGGAATCGTTTTGATCCACATTGCCGAAGCTGCCATTGTCTATCGTCAGTGTGTAGGTACTGCCTTCCACTTCTGGTGGCACAGCTGAAATGCCATTCTGAATGATGTTAGTGATGATGTCAAATTTAGCAGCCACTGATGCTCTGCCTGTGGCATCCACTATGGAAGGTGCATCAAAAAATTGTGAATAACCAGCATCATATATCGGGGTCACTGCCACATTTTGTAGAATTGTGTTGGTGATGGATTTTGCATAGTTGATTCCAGCCAAAGTTTCAGTCAATTGTTGATTGACTGCCTTGGCACCACTTTGACTGCTGTAATATCTCACGCCAGCTTGTATGCTTCTCACGTTGGCATTTAAACCTGCCAACAAATCTATCACGATGCCGTCTAAAATATAACCAAGATCTCTCTCACAAATCAATTCATCATAGGTAAAATTAGGATAGGTGGTGTTGACAAAAGCTATCATTTGTTTGATGATGAATGTTCTATTGCCGTCAATCAATACTTTGGCATTGTTGTAACCACTGGAACTGGTTACTCCCTCAGTGACCACCAATGAAAGACCAGCTCCACTGTTGTATGTGATAGTTTGTTTGTATGGTCCCAATTCAACCGGAGTGGCAAACACAATCTCTTCAGCTTTTGCACACGCTGCATTAATTGTTTTGTAGGCGTAACTGAAACTGCTGCCCACTTTGTCCGGAGGCACACCTTCCATATTGTCATCACCCAATGTGCTGACAAAAAGATTTGTGGGTGAGCTGTAACTGGTGTTGTCCACGTAAAATTTTGTAGCAGCTTGTAGATCTTCAGCACCATTGGGTGTGCCAAGTCCTGCTAGATCGCCTGGATGATCGAAAAGAAACAATGCTCCTTCCATATCGTCGCCTTGACGTCTCACTACAGATCGTCTAGGTAACGCTTCATCGCTGGAGAAAAATCCTTGCAATGATGAAT